AACAGGCGCTGCTGGAGTTGCAGCCGAGTTCGGGGTTCCATCCGGAACCAGAGGGTTATTTAAATTGTCAAACATTACGTGCCTCCTTGGGTTAGTTAGATAGTTTAATTTTATTGGAATAGTTATGCGAAAACAAGTACCCTATTTCAGGCTCAGTATTCTCGCAATAAACCCACGCCATTCGGGGTGATAGCGATACAGGGAATTCAAGTAGTTGCGGGCTGAAGAACTGAGATTACTATAGCCTCGATATGCAGATTCAATTTCACGTACCAAACTAGAACTGACATTGGATTTCATATCTACGGGCCATGGGGCTCCGAATGAGAAAGTCAGGGGTTGAGCCTGCCCGCCCAGTGTCTTCATAACTTCATCTGCTTTCTTCTCTTGCGGCAGTCTTGGCTCGGGATTGGTCAGGGGTGCATCGTTGGCATTCATCGGGCCCAGATTGGTAGGCTTGGGCTTGGGTTTCCACTGATAGTAGGAGGCCCATAGCTTGTGGCTGTATCCAAAGACATCTCGCATCTTGAAGTATTTATTGACCAGCGTCGCAGCATCTCGGTTATCATGCTTCCACTTTCGGAAGTCAGGCTTACTTAGGTTGGATGATTTGAAGAAATAGACATTCAAAACATCCTGATAATCGTTGCCCAATTCCTCCGCCAGCAAGGAATTCAAAATGTTATTCTCCTGACGGGCGCGCAGGAATTGTTCCAGTTGGCCCCGATTGGGGGGCCGAAGCTGAATGGCTTGGGCAGCCTCGGATAACTTGTTATAGAAATCAGTTACGTGGGCAGGATCATCATCCCACGCCAGCCCGTGGGGGACTTCATACCAGTGGGCAAGATCATCTGGACTGCCACCAATATCTACAAAGGCGTTCTGTAATACTTCACGTTGCTTGCCGGGGCCAGCCCACGACAGGACATTCCAAATCTTTTCACGGGTGACTGCAATCTCACCCACATCCTGCAAGTGTCGGTCATCTATGTTATAGATTTCCAGTTCCTTGCTGGGGTTGTACATCACCCACTGTTGAATGTCATCCATCGTAAAGCGATCTGGCCCGTACTTCTGTACGATCCAGTTATATAATTTGTTGACATCTGGTACAGGGTTATGATCGAAGAAGCGCATTTCCAAAAGGTCACGCTGCTCATCTTTGTATGGGCCAACTGCATCCCAATAGGGGTTCCAATAGTTCTCTTTCCAGACCGTGTTCAGGGCTGTAAAGATATCATCGTTTTCCAGCTTCCATGCTTCATAGCCAGCAACGGATGTTTCGGCCACCAAATCCTTGACTAATGCGTCCAAGTTCAAAGGCTGGTCAGTATCCAGATTGCCCATGTAGGATGTAATCTGTGGACTGCGGATGAAATGCTTGACAAAGATAGGAGTATAGACAGGGAAGTTTCGTTCCCAGACTGCCATGCGTTCCTGATAGGTGGCGTAATCCTCGTTTGGATTCCAAGATGGGCGGGAGGATGTGACTTTCTTCCACCAGTAATTACGGATGTCTTTTTTGATCAGATTAACAGGCTTATTGCTACCGTAATATTTATAAGGCGGCATGAGCTGAGCTTCCAGCAGATTCAGCTTAGCATAATACTTATCCAAGATTTCACGGGTCTGATCGTAGTTAGCTCCAATGGGCAGGGCTGACATCTGTTCATTCTTCCAACGCTCCAAATCCTGTGCCGCTGCAAAGTAGGAACGAGCTTTGTTATCTTCATCAATACTACCTGCCACCAACTTAGCCCGCTGGGTCGGATCTTCTACCAGCCGTCCAGTTGCATCTTCAACCCAGCCGATATCTCCGTACAAATGATAGAGCCAACCGAGCGGAGTATCCACTCGATACTGGGTACGGAAATCATCCCAGCGCATCTGCTCCTCCAATGGAATATTCAGGAGATTGGCTTGGAAATTGTTGTTCATGGCTGAAGCTCGCATGACGTATTCATTACGAGCCTGCAATAGATCGGCCTGTGAATCAGAGAACTGCTTGGGATAGAAACCCGTGAAGAATGCCATGACATTATTCTTTTTCTCATTCGTCACGAAACTCTTAAGAGATTCTTTCCACAGGGGATTGTCTCCCTTTTCCGAGATGGCCTGTCCGACCTTGGCAAGATAGGCTTTCTTTTCAGTATCCGTCAGCTTGGTATCCCTGACGTACTTAGTAGCTTCTTCCAGCATATCCCGTTCGACCAAGAAGTCGTGCCACTTGGGCTCAGGGGAAATCCAGTTCATCATAGTCTCACTGCGCTGAATAAATTCAGGTAGCCACCACGGTGGAATAAGATTGGTCTGTGGGATCAACGACCACTGCGAAGTAGGTACACCCAGCTTTTGGGCAGCAAACTGTACCCACGGGCCGGGGGAGAAACCAAAGACCGGTGATGTTTCCATGAACTGTGTAGCAATAAAGGAGTAAGCGCTCTGATCGTCCTCTTGAGCTGTGCGGGCTTTGTAGATCAGATTGTCTCCATAGGATTGAATATCCAACAGGTAGCGGAAGGATAATGGTGCAGATGGGTTGATCCATAAATCCAGTCCGGGGATTGGAATGTAGTTTTCCAGAGAAGGCAAGGGTTTGCCCTGTGAAGTAACTGCTCCGGCCTGATAGCGGGAAGCTTCAGACATCTTGCGCATCTTCTGATACAACATAACAATACGTGGATTGGTTGCCAGTGTCTTGGCCCAGAAGGGCAATGATCGAGATGGGAACATCCAGAAGGGAAAGACATTCTTCATCATCTGATCGAAGTTATTTCTATCCTGATAGTCCAACATGAAACGGTTGGTCTTGGGCAATGCGCCTTCAACAGATATGCCACCATACTTACCACCATTGATGGCAAGATCCATTAACTTGGCTTTGCGTTCGGTTGCGCCAACAGCCCACGAACGCAGGTTGTCAGCCTCTTCCTTGACTAAGAGTGGGAAGGGGGTACCATTCTCAGCTGCATTCATCAGGAAGTTTCTCCATTCCTGAAGACCGGCAGACATCTGTTCGTAAATGGTACGGTTGTGTACTCCTGCGCGCATGAAGGTTTTGACTCCATCATCCATATGATATTCAGAAATGGATGGGGCGAAGAACTGATCTACTGTAGAATCTAGTTTCTGAAGGAACCCACCCCGTTCCATGCTGGTCATCATCTCATTTTCAAATTGTTCAAAGCGCCACTGTAGAATGCGATATTGATTAGCCAAGTCGCCAGTCGTGTTATCAAACTGTTCTCGCACAAATGCCTTGGCTGTAGCGAAGTTTTTTAGGGCGGGTTCTGGGATGCCCTTAAGATCGTAGCGTAATTTCCAGACGTTGAAGGCAGCATCCATGTTATCCACGATTTGCTGCGATGCCTGAGACTTGAAAGCTTGAGCTGCAATGTCATGCGGAACTTCACCGAGAGATGAATAACGAACGGGTGGAACGGTCTCGCCAAACGGAACTTGGAATAGACGATCATACACACCGCGCACATCTGCATCTAATTTCATAGACAAATCGGCGTTCTTCTTGAAAGCATTCCAGATCTCACGTAACCAAGCCTTAAATTTATCAAAGGCCGATTGAAGTTCAGGGATGGGAGCCTGTCCGGTTTTTAGGTATTTGACAAATCCATCCGCAAACATTTCCTCTGCCTTTTCATATTTGTTAGCGTCTGCCTTCAAAGATTTGAAATAGGTGTCGTATTCAGAACGAGACATGTTCAACGCTTCGGCACTAATGTTACCATCCAAGGCTCTGTTGTATTCAGCAAAACGTCCACGCAGAAAATCAAAATCACCTTCACCGATACCAGTCGCCTTCTCAATAATTCTCAAGTCAGCTTCGGGCAATTCAGTGCGGAACATGTGACCAAGTTCATGAGGCAGGGTCGAGAAATCTGCTCCATTGAATATGGCAATAACCTTGTTTTCATCTTTTAAGCCGAAGCGACCTAAATAACTTTGAAGGTTACTGGCGTTGGTTTTATTGAGAGCTAAAACTGATTCGGGCAGTTGGTCTCGAACTAAGGGGCGTTGTCCTAAAGCTACTCGACGCTGCTTATCCGCATAGAGGGCCTTGTCTGCCAGCGTATGATCCTCTGCAATACCATAGGATACTGTAAAGCCCTTACGTCTCTTACCACCAACCGTGAACACTGACTCGGATACACGTTCATCAATGGCCTGCATGGCCTTGCGGGCTGTCTCCTCGTCCGGGAACCAGTAGGTGAATTCATCTCCACCCACCCTAAATACACGACCACCAACTTTCTTGGTTTCTTCAGATGCAATGTTCCCGATGCCCGATATTAAAGTATCACCAGCATCGTGGCCCCACGTATTATTAATAGCAGTCAGGGCGTTAAGATCTGAGGTAGCTTCGATCCACCCTTCAGGTTTCTCACCTAGAGCCTTGGCTACCAGCGTTTCAACTCCACTCAAAGGATCAACCAATGTTCGCTCAGTCAACCACATGAAAGCTTCTCTACGATCCTGATCATCCATCTTATCCCACATATCTCGGAGCTGTTCATAGGCAGGCTGACGACGATCAGCGGTAGTGGCTAAGCCGTCGAATTGATTGAGCAGGTCAGCGGTTGTATAACTGAACTCACCAGAATTGAAGACAGACTTGGCTTGATTGGCTTCAAGGGCGATATATACACGATGGCGATTTGAGTCTCCAGCAATGTACCGACCACCTCCAACGTGTGTAAAGCCATCATATCCAGCGGCTGCGAACATGTCATTGATTTGTTTCTTGTTATAGCCGGACGTAGTATTCAGACTTTCATAGAACTGAACGCCTGTCATTTGTTCTGCACCGGTACTATGTTGGTAGCGAATACCGAGTTGCTCATCCATCCGAGCGGCCAATTCCTTAAGCTGATCGCGAGTCAACACTTGATCCAGATCAAAAGGATTCTGAATGGATAGATACAAAGGATAGACAGCCGAGGCAGGTTTCTGAACCATGGGCTCCTTGATGCCAGCCTTTCTAAACCGTTCAAGCCACTGATTGAATTCTTTGTCTGTGTAGTCCAAGTATTGAGAGAAATCTGTACGGATTAGGCCGTTATCTGATTCATGTGCCAGCATATCTCGATCACTCTTTACCATATAGTGACGAGACTGTAATTCCTGTTTGGCCGCTTCATTGGTTCCCTGAGGGGTAGACCAGATTGGATCGCCCTTGATAGCAGCCAGTTCTTCATCCAAAACACCCAAGAGTCTTTGTGATTCATCTTTGGTGAAATTAGTCTGGGGGAAATAAAAATAATCGTGCAGCTTCTGCTCTACTCCCAGAGCGTAACCACTCGCTACTGATGGATCATCAGTGAAGTAAAAACCGGGGCCATATAGATTATCTTCTATCTTAGCGGCGGTCTTATTGAATTCCGAATAACCGGCACGCGATGATCCATGGTACATAACTAATGGATTACCTGCCTCATCGGACACAACACTGGATTTGAACCAAGCACGGAACTTGGGGTTTTCTGCCATCTGACTCAGGGCATTGTCCATGTCAGCTTGTGTAGTAACAATCTTGACATTCTTTAAATATTCAGATGGATCTTTTCCATTGATAGCACCCCACGCCCGAGCACGATGTTCAAGTAACGTCACCATGGTATCGGCTTGATCCTCGGTCATACTACTCGTTGCCATGATTGAATCTTTCAGGGTGGCTTTGTCCAGCTTCTTGATGGGTGCGACAGATTCATTGACGATATCCAACAGTTCATTGCGACCCTTGAACTCCACCCCCGCATCTCGAGCCATATACCGCATGGTACGATTTGCAGCTTCGGGGGTTTGGCTTTTGGTAGCTGTGAACATCCTGTCCATAATCTCCACTACATCCGCAGGTAGATCAGTCAGGACGGTCTTATCGAGTGCATTGCCCGTGACTTTATTCATCCACGTGGCATAGCGTTCAAAAGGTTTCTTCAGTTTTGAATTAGGGGCATCCCCGAACTTGATGTACTTCTGGAAGGTATCGGCAAATATTTGCAGGTGCTCATCGGCCATCTTGCCATCAATCATTTTCTTGCCAGTTGTCTTCTCCAAGAAATCCTTAAGGCGTAGGAAATCGTCGGCGGCTCTGTCACTAAAAGTCATCATGTTCTTCAAATCATCATAGAACATAACACTCGTCTGACGAATGAGATCGGTAGAATTCTGCGCACCGAAACCATACAGGAGATGGCGGCCTTCGCTATCCAAGACGGCCTTGACTTGACGCAGAGCGTCCGGCGCACGCAATGCACCTTCTACTCGCAGGAAGCCCATCTTGCTCAGGAAGTAATCCGCATCCTTGCCAGTCTCAGCCACCATCGCATCCACATGATCCATGATGATCCGAGAGTACATAGTGGATTGTTCGTTGGTCAGCTTGAATGAATCATGCACAGCTGTGAACAGCTGATCCTTCAGGGGTATCTCACTGGCAAGCGGGTTTAGGTCGAAACGCTCGGTGGTCAGGATGGAGGCCTTCTTCTCCGGTGACAGGAAGCGTTCGTATAAATCCTTACGGGTGTAGGGTGACTGAATGCTGTAAGTCTTATCGCCCTTGGTCATCTTGAATTGGGTAATGGGAGGGCGATTGTCTTCGAAGGGGGAGTGTATAGCAAACGCACCCTCGCCCTGTGGAGGCGGAGTAAAGAGTGTGGAGGGGGCAGTCTCCAACATGGAGAACTCGGTGATACCGTGATTGTTCAGGAAGTTGGGATAGAAGTCTGCATTGAAGTTTCTTAGATAAGTCAGCGCATCGTCCGGATTGTCGTTGATCATGGACACGAGATTGGTCTTTAGGGTCTGACCATAGCCATAAGCTTCGGCCTGTCGCCAATAGAAATCATCCCACGCAATCGAGCGGGCTTCGCCAGAGAATTGCTTGGGGCCCGGCTCCGACCATAGGAAGAATTGGCCCAAATCTTTGCGGGCTTGATCGTACATACCTAAGAAGTTGCGCAGTTCCTGTTCAAGCTCTGGGGTCAACTTCTTACCATTAAGCAAGGCTTGCAAATTCTTGGTCTCAGTCATATCCCGAATGGCAGCGTGACGCACATGTGCAGGGGGCACATGAATACGATCCGCTCGAGCTTCCAGCATATCGAACCACGCCTGCCCGGTCAGCTTCTCCATAGGCAGATTGTTCATATACAGCTTCCACGTTGCTTCGTATGGAATAGCCTTACCCTTGGTGCGCTCTAAGATACGATGCAGGACAGGATTAGTTTCCAGTTCCTGAACGATAGTCATGAATTGGTCTGGGTTCTGGGATAGAACTTTGGCAGGGCCCTCTTCTGTTAGGAACAGACGGAAGGTTTTCTCGAATTCATCGGTGGATTTGAAACCAGCTGATGCAGCAAACTCGGCTTCATGTTGAACGAAGGCCTTGATGGAGACTTCGTGCATTAGATCATTCAGCTCTGCTCGCTTTTTATTGTTAATTAGATCCTGACCAATGGTCACACGTAGAGAGCCGTCCTCTGAAACAAACACATGTCGCTCTGCGCCCGGCACAATTTCGATAGGAGCCAAATCTGACATGGCAACTTTGAAATCGTCAAAGGATTTGGTTGGATTGAATCGGCCCTTGACATTCTTACCGATCCGCTCAACGGCATTGGATATCTTCTCCCGATCCACAGCAGATGGGCTGATAACCACTTCCGATACATCTGGGATCTTGGTTGTCTGTCCACCCATCTGGGTACTGATCTCACGAACGGTGCGCTGATTGGATAGTTGTAAGTTCACCGTGTTCTTGAAATCTTCGATGTGCTCATCAAAGAATCGTTCAAAATCTGCGGCGGCAGGCTTACGGCCCGATTTATAAATATCGGTTACGAAAGTTTCCAACTTGTCACGCACTGTGGAAATCATTAGACTGCGCTCTGCTTCTGTCAATTGCCCCATGGTCTTGTTTAGGTTAGGAGGCAGGATGGACGACCAAGCCGCAGGATTAATGTCTCCCTTTTCTCGGAGCACAGACTCGACCAGAGCAGATAACTTACGAGGGTTACTCTCAGCAGAATCCCAAATTTGTTTTGCCAATCCCTGAATACGGGGATCTAGAATCTCCAGACCCGTCTCGTTCAACACTCTATCCAAAGTTTTCAGGTTCTTAAAGTATTCCCCATGGAATAGGCGTAAACGTAACGTGAACTCAATGGATGTGTTGAAATCCTGAGCTGCTCCAGAAAGAGCCTGTCCGTAGAATTTGACACCACCCAGCATGTTCGTTATCTTACGCAGGATGGAACCTTCTGGATATCGCTGGGATAAGGCTTTAGCGGCTTCGACACTGGCCTCTTCGATGTTCAAACCCCGTAGAGTCTTAAGCCGATCCACTTCATATTGGAAATAGGATATGATTCCCAAGGGGCCCGGTAGGGGTTTCCAGTCACCATAGACCAGACGACCTGTTACGGACGTTGAGAAGTTCAGACCATCACGTGCCAAACTTTGCCCCAACTCAATCGGCAGGAAACCCAGCTCATCTACCAACTGACGGTGCAGAGAAAGCACCATGGTAGCGGCGCTGTCAATTGGATTGGAACCAGCAATCCATGCACGCACCGATGAGTCAATATAGTTCTGCACAACCCAACGAGGGTTCAGAGACAGGACGAACATGGCCCAGCCATCCACCAAGAACTTGCCAACTTTGACCATATTCTCAATCGTATTTGCCATAAGCAATGCAGTTCGTTTTGCGCCTGCGCCACGGGCAGCTGCCCCGGCAGCCAAAGAATGATCAACTAATTCAGTGAACGTAAGCTTTTCACCGGACTGCCACTTGTCTGTAACTTCCTTGAAGATTTTACGTACCAGAGAATCCTGTTCGGGATCGTCGGCAATCTTTCTGAAGAACATAGCCAGTTGACCGGAGATCGAGTCATCGAACAGGACGCTGCCTTTGTAAAGGCGATGAGCATCCGTGTAAGCGCCAGCGAACTTCTCTGAGAAGTTACCCAGCGTCCAACCATTGGACAGGGGGGATTGCAGGGCACTCTGTACCTGCCGATTGACTTCCGCCATCAGGGCCGCCTCGTCAGTATAGTTACCAGTCTTACGCAGAACTTGTTCAGTCATACGTCGAATTTCTGGTTCACTCTCCTTGGCAGCTTCCTCATACAGCGTGCGCCATTTGGTGAAGTCTACGCCACCCTTCTCCACATCCAACACATCAAAGAATCGTTTGAATTCATCGAAAGTCACAGCCTGCAAACCAACGTTGGCTTCCTGCGCGGATTTGAACGCGGCCCGCGCGGTCTCCTCATCCGTCACATAATGGATTTGATTGACAACATGAGCAATGTTGTCCAAGCTGTTCAGGAATTCATCGGTTGTCCGATATGAACCAGAGATACGAGAGAACAAATAATAGACTGCATTCTGTCGTTTGCTGGCTACTGAGGCAACCGTCTGACGGCGCAGGTAGCTTATGACCGGGAAATTCTCAATTGCTGTGCGAACACCCAAGCGGGTGGCCTCTACCGCTCCAGCAGTCTTCTCGATGCCCTTAGCAGTTCTGGCCCAGCCTGCCACGTCTATTGTCTTGGATACACCCCGTAATCCTTCCACTGCTCCGGCTGCGGCCTCATCCCAGAACTTGGCACTCAGAGGAGCGAAGATGCCTTCCATGGCTTTCTCGGGTATGAAGTTGGTAATGTCAAAGATGGATTCACCCCAGAACTCCGTCCACGTATTTTCATAATACATCTTTAATTTACGGATTTCATTCTTGGTCAGGGGTTCGCCCTTTTGAATTTCAAGACTTGCCATGGCTTCCCGGAACTTGGACTCGCGACCCGGCTCCTGACTCCATGTATACGACCATGTCGGATCAGCAGGATCAGCAAGAGCGTCGGCCTTTTGTGTATCCATCATGACTTTGACAGCCTGTGAATATAACTTGTAGGCTTTTTCAGGATCACTATTCACCAGAGCATTGGCCTGATTTGCCAAACCATAAGCCTGTGGACGCAGCTGACGGGCAACCTGAGCCGCCGCTTCCAGATTTTGCTGAACTTCCTTCTGATGGGCTATTCCTTCAGGGCTTAGGGCATCACTGATGGTTGTAAATGGATTACTCTTATCAGTAACCCGGGCTGTTTGAAAGTTTTCCCACGTCTTACGCATGGCTGCTTGAGTTTGATAGAAATAATCAGCGTGGTTCTGAGCCTTGATGATATTCTTTTCATCATCTCGAATTCGCATATTGAGCTGTACGACCAACGGATGGTTTTCTCCGGCCCCATTGGCAAGCAGATCGGCCAATTGTTTGGTATCACGATCTCTGGCACTGACCCAGAAATCATCATTGAGAACAGTGTAATACATATCCGAAGCGCTGGCATAAGTAAAGACTAGAGTATTATAGGCAAGATTGAGAGCTGTGCCTTCCAAGCTCAAGTTGTCACCCTGTGTGATATATTCTTTTTGCCACGAAAAAGCGTTGGTAGCCGCCTCGCCTGCCCGCTTCGCCACGTTCTGAAAGAACCAGAAGGTTGCCAGCTGGGCCTGCTTCTTCCACCATGACATATCCGAAGCCTCAACACTGGCCTTATAATCTTTCCATTCCTGACTTTGGGTATAGTTGAAGAAGTTCGTGCCCGGATCGTCAAACTGGAAAGGCTCGAACACAGTGTTACCAAGTGAGTCCGTTTCGATCATACCCTGCTCATTCAATTTGGGAACGAAGGCGGTCTTGGCTCGTACAATATTAGAGGCATGAGGTAGATTTGATTCAGCTACCAAGGCTCCCTGCGCTCCCACTGTGGAAACATTTTCAGGAACGGCTACATTCATATTCTGACTAACCGCTACGGGCTTGGGTAAGGTCTTTATATATTCTGACTTCATCTCCTCGATGTCAGCCCGAGACCAGAAATGCTTGTCTTGGATCTTCTGTTGTTCCTTGACATACTTATTTGTCTCGGAAACAATCTCCTTGAATTCAGTTCGAGACCAGAAGGGCTGCTCCCGATTACCGCCCACTGTTGCTCCACCACTTGCGGTGCCAATCCCAGCACTCTTTAGAATATTAGCAACATAAGGATTGGATGCCAAAAACTGTTCGGTTGTTGCACCGGACTTGACCGCAGTATTGACTGTGTTGATTGCTTCTTGAATTGTCTGTGCTTTTCGGGCCGCCTGACGCACCTTGGGATTGGAATGGTTGAGCATTTCCTGAATGGTCATGCTCTCCAATTTCTTGCGGGCGTTTGATTTGCCACCTTTGAAAGATTGGGGGGCCTGTGGCACAGCTGCTGGAGGTTGATAGGGATTGAACAATGGGGACATTAGGCTTCCTTTACGGGTCGTCCACGTTTAGGTTTCTCCTGAAGAATAAAAATCACACGTGAGCCGGTACTCCATACATACACAATGTCATACTTGCCCATGTACTCATTCAGGGTTGGTTCAATGGTAGGCAAAGCCGCCTCGAGAAATGCCAATACTTTGATCATGTGTGCCTCTCTTACGTGAATAGTCTTTTATTGGCCGCTCCGTATACCGTTTGCCCGGATACAGTGGAGGTCGGCATGAATTCACCCAACACCGTTGGGTTGATGAACTTGGAAGCCAGCTCTGCATACGGAGCCAGCGACTTATCACTTTGCGCCTGACTGGTCAGAGCCGTCAGTTGAGATTGAAGCTGCTCATATTCAGCCCGTGTCAAACTTTGCTCTCCAGCAGCTTGATTGATTCCAAAACGAGATAACAGGTCAATGGCCTGCGTCAGGAATTTGTAACCGGGGCCCAGCTGGTCAGCAGATAGCCCTTGAGACGTTCGCATGGACTCCAAACGATTGATGGCATCCCGGGCTCGATCTGCTGAAAGATAAAACTGACGATTGACTGTATCAGCCGGAGGGGTAGTTGGGGTCATGTTCATTAAGGGCGCACCGAGATAATCTTTGAACAAGCCCGAAGGATCGGCTCCCAAGAACGTTGCCACATTTCTACGATCTGCCGCATCATAATAAGGGAGAACAGCATTAGCTACTCGCAGAAAAGACGATGAGTCTGTCGCAGGCTTAAGCGCTTCAGTTCTATACCAAGATGGAATGGAATAATAATTATCGGCCATTGGAGGTTCCTTTCATTTGCTTCATTCGCTGAGCCTCCATCGCTGTCACATACGCCACAAGATTATCCGGGCCATAAGTTGCAGCAATGACATCAAATGCCTGCGGGGTCAGACTCTCATAGAACCTTACATCCGTGTTCGGAGCTATGTTATCTGGAGAGCTGGCCGCTAACTTATCAAAGGCTTTGGTAGTAGCCTTCTCAAGAATATCAAAGCTATTTATCTTAGCCATTTCAACCGCCCATCAGCTGCGGACTTTCAGCCAGTCCAGCTTGAATGTCTTCAGGAGACTGGCCGGGGACTTGGCCGAGTGCTTGCGGGACTGGCTGGCCTGTCGGAGATTGTGTGCCAGTCAATTGAGCAGGATTGGGAGGCTCATTCGGTCGGCCCGGAGCGCCTGCCAGCCCACCACTCTGCATAGCTTGCAGGGTCATGGCTGCAATCTCATCACCCTGATCGGCTCGCTTCTTCAACTCTTTCATGATCATGTAGTTGGCAGATGCAGGATGATTGGTCACGGCTTCGATCAGGCGGCGTTCCTCTTCATCCTCGGGTTGTTCGATACCCAGATACTTTTCCATGATCGTATAGTTGGAGACGATACCCTTAACTTGCGTCGCCATGGCGACCTTGCGCTGTTCTTCATTGGGGAAGTTTGGACGGATTTCAGCTCGTACACTGTAGCCATCCATCTCGGACATCTCTACGTAATCCACATAATCCTTGCCACGATGGGTACCATATACGCAGATCGTCGCTCCAGATGTAAAATACTTCAGGAGGCGGAGAGTTTTCTTCGCCCATGTCGTGAGCAGAAGTTGGATATGTTTGATGGGCTGCTCGAGTCGAATGCGGTTCTGATCTCCCAGTTGTGACAAAGCATATCCTGCAACTTGATTGGCCCCACTCCCGAACATGACATCCGAGAATCCGGACTGCTGCACGCGGGAGCGCAAGAAATCAAGATGTAACTGAACTTCGGGGGGATTACCCGGCCAGCGGGGGAACTCCATGCTCTCGTCCGGTGACAGGGCAATCGTATTGTATAAACCACTATCCACCTGTACCTTACGACCCGGCTGGGTCTTGGTGATCAGAGGCAGGGAGGTGAAGACATCAATCTGATAGGCACGCCGGTTGAACGTTCGTTCCATCAAGGACACAGAAGATTCAAGCGGAGAAATGATGGATTGCCACCCCGCAGCATTATCTTCGGTGGGTTTGAAGAATTGAAATGTATAGGGCAAATCACTGTAGCCTTCCATGAGGCGAGGGCCTAGGATAGCTTCATTGTCAAAGATGATGGTGTTGCGGGCAATTAGTTCATTGGTCACCCCTGACCCATCGGCCTTTGGCATTTCAACTCTGACCCAATCCCAGACATCCATGAATGTACCATTGGTCTGGGATTTCATCTCATCACTCATGTAAGAATACTTATTGATCTTTACACCATAGGTCAATTCAACATCCAGAATGGTCATCGTCTCTTCTCGGCCCATGACCAGCCAGCGCTTGGGGCCACCCGGCAGGGCAAAGAACTTGAGAGGATCTACCACCTGAATTCGAATGGGAACTTCGCTGAATGCAATCTTCTCGATAGGCTGAGCCTGCTCATCATAATCTGTGACCTTGGATTGAGCGCTCTTGAAAATGTCTGGGTCAATGACAGAATAGATTACCCCACCCCCATCCCGTACAAAGTTCTGAAATAATTGGTAGTCATGCAGGGTTTCCTCACGTTCGTCGTTGACACTGAGCGTACCTTCCAACAGTTTCTCGATCTTGCCGGTATCCGCCTGTTCCTTGTGAGAAGGATGAAAACCAAAAGCGTGCCAACGCAATTGATTGGCAAGCATGATACCCACAGCCAGATCAACAGTGTTGGTATAGGTTGGATCGCTATATTGAATTTCCCGATCCTTGGGAACCCCACCATAATGTTTGAGATTATAGAGCCGTCGCCAGCGAGTCACATTGGTGCGCCAGTCTTCGACATAGGCTTTAGCTCTCTGAATTCTTTGCAGGATATCCTGATAATCTTTGTTTGAAAAATCGATCATGTTACTCCTTATTAGCCACGTAGTTCTGGAGGTATTCGCATGTCGCCCTCGGCATAGCGATTAATGGACATATCACTGAAAGGCGAGTCAAGTCGAATTGGAACACTGATGTCCACACCGCCATTCGAAACAGCATCATACGCTGCCATCGCCAGAGAGACTGCACCATCAATATGATGACGCTTACTGATTTTATTTTTAACAATTCGAAAACCACGAGCTGATGTTTCAGCTACTGCCATTTGAAGATGGCGTCGCAGGTCATCAGCCGGATAGGCTTCCAAATTACGGTTACGTAGTAAATCGAATAAAAGCTGGGAAGCCATCACCATATTGGTTTGCGTTTGCTCAAACGGCCTGACGGGTAGTCCTCTGTTTTTCAGGCGACTCATCATCTGCATCAGGTGGGTGGGGTCATAAACAATCGAAACCACGTTAAATATATTATACAGCTCTGTTATGCGCAATTCAACTGCGTCCAAATTGACAGGACTGCCATCCGTTGGCGTCCAGATCTTGTGGGTAACGAGGCCCAACTTCGCTCGGTGAGAGTCATATCCCACTATGGTTAGGGCAGTACAGTCGTTCATGACGCCTGCATCAATCGCCATGGTCACCGGCCAGAGCCGGAAGGGATGGTCAGCCCACAAAGTCGCATCAGCATCATAAGCCTTGGCCGCCTGATCCCACCATTCCACAGGGATGAAGGTTTCCTGACTGGACACCCACTTGTTCAAATGCAAACGGGCAAAGGCCGCCGGACGTTCGGTTGCCAGCTGCGTCTCATAATACTCATCCGTCTGCCACGGCATTCGCGGATCATGATCCCAGTAGGTGAACATCTTGGCATTCCTATAGCAGGGATATTCCTTGAGGGATTCGATTGGAACGCCTTTACCTTTATTGTGTTCCTCTGTCCCTACCCCCTGCAAATATAAACTCCACAACAAATCGGATTCATTTTCAAAACCAGCATAGGTGGAAATAAAACGCAACGAATTACTGACAGTCGGGATAGGAGTCATTTCATCCCACAACCTACGATCTAATTCTGTTACCGATCCCCAGAGCTCATCCCACAGGGTCAGAGAATGACGGGAGCCTGCCGAAGCTTTGAAGGATTGGGACAGGACTTGAATATAGGTTCCATTGCCAAACTCGATGCGGGCAGCGTTGATGTTACAGTAGTTGGGTTTCTTGCGGTTATCTGAATAAATACCTTCTTCGATACGCTTCTTGAAATGAAATTCCAAATCCTGAAACACACGCCCCACCCCCTGCTCCTTGGTATTGGCGATGATATAAATTTCTGTGCCGGGCTTGCCTTCTTCTGCATACCATGCCCCTACGGACGCAGCCAGCGCAGTCTTGCCTGACTTCTTGATGCAGGAATACAAAACGGTCTCATAGCGCAGCTTGCCATTCTCTTCCATGAAGAGTGCTTCGCTCATGACCGCACGTTGGGATGGCTCGAGAATGACCTTGCCCGCAGTCCCCCAATCCTGCTTGTCATGATCGTAGCGTTCCCTTACATAAAATCCCTTCGTATCAATCCATGTGATGTAATCCAGCATGTCGCCTCTCTATGATTTATTTATGACTTACTGAGTTCTTTACCGATACGGGCTATGATTGCCTTGGCCTTGGCTTTGGTGGCGGGGTCACCCGATGCGTTCGCCAGCAACAGGAGCTTACCTACAACTTTCTTACGATCACTGCGGGCAGCTTCCACCAGCTTACCGGCATTCGGCCAGCCCAGCTTGGTCAGGGAACCCTCTTTGGCATTTGCAAACGCCTTGGTTGAAAAGTTTTTCTTACTCATGTCAACTCCTACAGACCCACCACTGAAGGAATACCCACAGTGATGCGGATATTGTGAGGCAGGTCATGATGAAAATAAAGACGATAGCTTTTACCATCCTGATGAACGGGCGTTGTTTTCTTGCGAACCCTTACAACTACGGGAGCTGTGGATTTGAGACTCAGATGGGATTTGATCATTTGCTGATCTTCTCCATTAAAAACTGCCGCAGGGGCTGTCCCATTTTCCCATTCAGTAAATGTCCACTGCAACTTGTCGAGGATTTCATCATTGACAAATATCACAGTGCTTCCAAAAATATTATTACCCGGCAGAGTTGTAATCCAAACCAGACAATTGTTTTCGTTGGTCATGGCTTCCATAAAGGCATGAACTACTCCCAGCATCTTTTGATAGTCGCTGACGGTATTCGCCGAAACAGATTCATCCCCCAGCTTACTCATCAAGTCATCAAACGTGGAACTCCATTGTGCCATAATAACTTACTCCTTTATAACTAGACTTAAGTAATTATACCGATTTGTGCTATAATAAACCATTCTACTCAGGAGGCACATATGTCACTCAATTCACTTTCGAAAGTTGACATGGGCAAATCCAAAGCCCTGTCAGATCAAATCCGGGTCAGCATAACACAGGCCATCTTACAGGTACTCGGGCCAGAACATTCAATCAGGATTACAGATGGTACTCTTACAATTGATGATCTGCAACCCAACGGGAATAAACTAACCCTGCGCATGTCCATTGATGTTTATCCGAAACCCTCCGTCTAGGAGGGTTTTTATTATTTAATCAAGTCTAAATTCATAACATAATGCCACCAGTTGTCATGAACGCCATCGGTCTTGTGCAGGCCGTGGGGGATATGTCCCAGCCACCACTTCAGATAACCATCCAATGTCCCACCCCATTCCCCCGAGTCAATGAACTTGACTCTATTTTTAAATTCAGGATAATTGAACAGCCAGTCCTCACAGCTGGACAGGAATGTCAGATCGGAACTGTAGCCCTCCAAGACCCCGTTGGGAGGATAGGTCACTGAACCGCAGCCTGCCACGCCCGAAGTCGAACGAGCAGTCTGGATAAAGTGCTCCCACATATTCTTGGCGGGCGGATAGCCCCGATAGACCTGATACATGGTATTCTCCACTCGCTTGGCATAGACCTTCAAAAGAGGCAGAGGGCCGAAGCGCATGACAGGAAAACGCCGAAAGATATTGGCCGTGCCTTGCAGGGGGTTATCTCCCAGCCAGAGCGCGTGGGAACCACCCATGTAAATCCGGGACTGACCACTTGAACCAAAGACCCAGACCTCGTCTGCTTTACGATCCTGCAAGGGGGTATGCAGATCGAATTCTTCGAACAGCTTCTCTTCCGGAAAGTCTGGCTGATTGAGATCATAGCAGCGATAGACTTCATAACGGTACAGGCCCCGTGTCAAGTCGAAGATAACATCCGACAGATGTCGGACATAGCGATCATGCTCTGTACTCATTTCAGGATCGAGTGAGACTTGAATGACATTCTTGATGCGCGTAATTGTTTTCATATGACCCACCGAGCATCCGGGAATTCACCGAATGCAAATGATAGAGGATGGAATTGATTAGCCGGTAAATAGATCGGCAAGGCAGTCAGAATGGGAATACGCACCGGATAACGTTGGCCGTCCACACCCTCACGAGTAATCAGATTGATTTGACCACTGGGATTGACAGACGTCCCCCAATACCACAGGCACTCCTCCGGGTGAGCGATCAGATAAACAGGGTCAGGAACTGGGTCGTTGGTCAGGATGGACTTGATCATAACTCGTCCCGAATTGAACCTGCCTTTCACGATGGCCCCTCCGCACAGGCGAGCCTGATCGAAAGCAATATCCTTATCGTGTCCCAGATCACCGGTAATATAGTTGTTACGCTTACCATTGCCTGTCCCGTTGCACCACGCCAAGTAGCTATCGAACAGAGTCGCAAAGCGCTTATCTGAGAGCTTGGGATTGAGATGTCTCCAGAACCACTGCCACTTTGCGCTTAGCAAAGTAGAGTGATCGGGATCAGCCCGATACACTTCAGGCAGGGCGGCTTTCAAATCCATGACGGACTTCCGCACGCTGCCGGTATGAGTACCCATGTAGGTAAGGTCTGGCTTCTGAGTGCCCGTCACATACATCCTGACCCGCTCTATGTCGTGCGGGACACGATAGTAAGAATACTCCTCCACAAAGCGCTGACCATTGAACTCGAAATATTCCATTAGACCTCCGGCACGAACTTGCGGGTCACTCCATCCTTGACATGTAGGATATATTCACTGGAGGGATTGGGTTCCTCGATGAAATGATATTCGACAAAGGAAGCCGCTGCCCAGCCCGTGGCTGCCTGACCGTTGATACTGGTAATGTGCAGCCATGTACGGTCAGTCTGGCGGACTTCATCAGCAGTGATGACGTCCTTGGGGTACAGATTGCCAATATCCTGTGCGCCCGTCAGGGGATTGTCTCGCAGATTGACGTACGGGGTCGCGGTATCCAAAACAATTCCATCATATTTAGGCATAGGTATATCTCCAGTGTCGGGAGGCGGAGTTGGCGTCCCTCGACCATAATCCAAATCACATTCAGTCGGACGACCGTAGTCATCCATCACCCCATTCACCAGTCCGGAGCCGGAATATTGCCAGTACGTCCAGTCTGTCCACGGTCTGGGGATCAAAGGCTGGCTGCCATAGGCTGCAATCCAGAGCGGACAGTGTTCTGCAAACCAATTCAGGTCAAGGACTGGATTTTTCTTGACCTCATCGTTCCAATAATAGTATCCAGTATAGATCATGGGATACTTGCCGCTCAAAATCTGGAAGCGGGAGATGAAATCGTACCAAAACCGACCCCCATGATAGATTCCCGAGCGATATAGCTCGATATCCACGACATAATCCAGCTCCCACGGCTCATCTTTGACTGTTTCCCAGAAAAATTCGGCCTGTATGCGGGGTGAGACGGTCGGCTCGTAGAAATGATAGGGCCCCCGAGCTACAAATCCCCGCGACTCGACCTTATGCTCACGGAATTTGCTGTCCTCATAGTCTCGCTGGGTCGCTTTGATAAATGCAAACTCATTTCCTGCCGCTCGCACACGCCGCCAGTCAATATTGGGTTCATAAAACGCCACATCAATGCCTTTAATCATTTCGCACGCTCCTTATGCAGCAGTTGTTTGATGAATTCAGGGTTATCCCGGATAACCTGATAGGCCGCATAGGCGATCCTGTCCACCAGATCCTCATCCAGAGCAGGAAATCCAAGCTGAGTGGCGACGCCATGCACGATTTCATGCAGCAATGTCTGGTTGCGGGTCTGCGGACACATCTCAGCATCCAGCTGAATGGTCGCAGTCGTATAGTTGATACGTCCATCCAGCTTTTTATTGCCATCAAACAGGTTGTGAATGTCATCAACCTTGAAATAGATCGGGCCAATCCTGATCATTTGACCACCCGGGAGGTGATGATGCGGTGTTTCTTGGCAAATCTCCACGCCTCACAGCATACAAAATAATAGATCTTATTTATCATGACCCGATATTCAACTGATTCCTTACCTGCGTGACAATTCTTGCAGCAGGATTGAGTATCATAGTTTGGGATCTTCGCACACTTAAGAGCCATAATAGCCTCCAGCAGTCAACAGCAGCACATTCTCCATATCGTTCCCATGATAACCAGCCGGGATTTCGATCTTCAGCTCGTCAGCTTGTACCACTTCGTCTCCAATTTCTCCCTCTCCACTGCCCTCTCGTACGCGTCCATAAAACAATAAGGCGCATACAGCCAGTAATTCGCCAGCATTATTATCTGCCATTGCAAATCCTCCATTTCAGGATAACTTTCATCGCTCACACTTAGAGTAAATTCCATACATACCTCCACATCAGAAAAGCGGACAACAAAAACAAGAGCATCAGGAACACCATTTTATTTGTGCCCCACCACCAGTTCCGGATGCGCTGCTTTATACGATATAGTCGAGTAGGTTTACGGTACGTCATGGGGATAATTGTACCATAAGCGGTGCGATGTTCTAAAAGCATATTCCTGCAAAATGCCCACCTCTTTCTTTTTCATCTCACATTCTTCTCTTACCTACCCATATCAATGTTATACAGGGTTTATGGTGTGGGCGTGGCTGCTGGTGCGTGTGTCGCTGTATGTGGGTGGCATGTATCCCCCATGCACCACTATGCCATGCCACTATGGCAGGCACATGTGCATGATACAATTAGTACAATGTACTGCAATTTCTAGGGCGGATTCGCCGCTCCCCTATGCTACATTCATCCATCGGATTCGCTATGCTTATATATCCCCTATACGCTACTATTCCCCCATGATACAGGCAACAAAAAACCCCCTGCGATTAGTCAGGGGGTTTCGCTTTATAGGCGTTCTATTCAGTTGTTTTTGTGCGTTCGTGCTAGTGCATTAGGGTTAGTGCTGTTACCGCATAGTACACGATTACAACGAATGCGCACAGATAAATGATTCTTATGCCGTTCATTTCGCACCGGTCAACGCTGCAATCAGCTCGGCGCGCTGTTCTGCGGTCAGGGATGAGACCGCTTTCACGGCATTTTTCACCTTATTTTCCGCCCGCACCGGGTCAATTTCGGGGCGGTAGGATGCGTGCATACGGGCAACACGTCCCAAGGAATAGTCATTGTCTACCGAGTCACCGATCCATGTGATAACGCATGACTCACGGTCGGCGTTCGTCTTGCAGGATTCGAGAGTATCAAGCAAGGTTTCGATTTTCAGTCCTGCCCGCATGTCATAGTACGTAGTGCGTACGTCTTTTGACTCGGTTTTGGCAGGGACTTTGCCCGCATCTACATCAAATTTGAATGTGCGGGTGATAACAGGGTTTGACAGTTTAGCGTTCATTTTAGACTCCTTTTGTCTAATTAGGTTTTTGTTGGGCGGTCATTCCGCCGAACTGACATCATCTTACTCCACCCTTGCCCAGAAAAAAAGTGACATTTGTCACTAAAAATATATGACATTTGTCACTATTTTTTCCTTGACATTTTTTCCGTTTTATGCTACGGGCACGAGACTATACGCACTTCCCACGCACGTGAGACTATACGCACAATAAATATATACACATTTATTTTACTATACGCATATCACAGTTCGACCATATTACTATACGCATTACATATACACGCATATATGACTCACACATAGGCACGACTCGAGTCACGATGGCGATAAGGATAATAGAGCAATAGACGTGGAGCCTTGATCGTGCGGGCGTGCGACTGAAGAAAGTCTTGCTTTCCAGTAGCGAAGAAGCAAAGCATGTCAACAAGACTGATGGGGGACAACACGTTCAAGCAAGCTCAACGTATGACTGACCTATATCATATCGCCCGATCAGGTGGTAAGCTGGCGGCGGAGTTTTGTCAAGGTGACAAATGTCACTTTCCCTGTCACAAAATTTTGGTGACAAATGTCACCCTTGCGGACATGACAGCAGCAGGTGTAAACTTGTGGCAGTTCGGCAAACCAGCCAATTATATTCAGGAGTGTGTGCAATGACAGCACTATATTTACACGATATACTAGAGCACCAAAGAGTCTATGACTCAATTGACAATCGCCTGTTCAATGACGTGAATGTCACCCATGTATTCGTGGATGAGGGAGTCTATTGGGGATGTGCTTATCCCACGAAGGGCAACGTCTTGAAACGCGAAGTCAATCGTGCAACTACACGATCAGAACTGGTGATGGATGCTGGTAAGAGCATCGCTGTTCACCATCACATCACGAAACCCGAACGTGTGTATGTGCCTGTCAATATTGATGGGGAGGAATGGATGTCCGTCCATCGTATCAGCGAGTTTGATACATGGGTCAAGACGGATGGCACAGACGCAATGTATCAGGAGATGCTGCATAAGCTGGGCATACGCGATCATGAATTTAAATTCACCCGTGCGAACAAGCCCACCGAACGTGAACATGTGGAGCCCATCCTATCCACGGGAAGGGACGTGGATGAGGGTATCGAGGTCATACGCCCGAAGCTCAGCCCCAAATTGCTGGTGCTTTCGATGGCTGACGGATACACGACCGATGGGTTCCCATGGTTCGGTACACGTGAGTGTTATGACGCCGCACTCGCAGCGTTACGCAAGACATATCCCCCCAAGAAACGCTCGAAAGCACAGACATCCGTGGCTATGCTGACAGGCACAGCGATGGGATATGACGAGGACTCACAGTCCAAATCACACATGCGACAGGGCTGGTACATCCAAGTCCTGAAATAAAATACGGGAGTTATGACCCGTATGCAGAGCAAGGTACTACCCGATGCGGGGTAGCCTAGTCTGGTCTAAGGCATGGGGCTCATATCCCCAGTATCGTGGGTTCGAATCCCACCCCCGCTACCTAGCGTAAGATATACGTGAACATCCCAACAAGAGGTGAAACATGGGACTATTTGATTGGCTACCCAAGATCAAGAATTCAGGTACGAAAAGCACAGTGGTGACAACAAGGGGCGTAGCAAACACCAGTTCATCGGTGCGCTCGACTCAAACCAGCCCGATGAAAGGCACCCGTAATCCATCGCACATCCATGTCAAGATGCCCAAGAATCCCGGAGGCTAACGTGAGCAAAATCATCACAGTTCTGATACTCGGTACGGGTCTGTGGGGTATGTTCATGTGCCTGATTGTAGGTATCTTTCAAATTCAGGATTTGAAAACCATTCTCACGGTCGCAATCGTAGCGGGAATTATCATCGTTGTGCTGGTTGATCTTTGGATATTCAAAGGAAACTGACATGACTCTCATGCGCAAACGCTATCGCACTAAGCCAAAGGCAGATCTATTTGTCCCGGCTATTATAATTACCGCAGCTATTGGCTATGGATTAGGCAGCGCACCCGCCATTCAACTGCATGTGCGGATACTCATTGCTGCCATCCTGAATCTGTATGCCCCGCAAATCATTCCTGTATGGGCATAGGAGGATACATGGACGGATTCAAATTGCTCATTGCTATCTGGTTATTGATTGCGACTCTCGTTGCAATAACAGCCAAGCCGCGCTATGATAGCTTTCATACGGCTTTGGTTGCATTGGGTACACTCGTTACCCTAATCATTTATTTTTCATAAGGAGTATCTCATGAATAAATTTCGAACATTCCGTTATGTTGGTGCTACTCTGGTGGCTCTGATGTTCGTAACTGCGCTGGTCTTGGCAAATGCTGAGTCCAAGATTACACCCATGCCCAGCCCGACTATCAGCCCAACCAGTTGGGATGGTGTACTGAACATGTATACCAGTCCATACAATCGGCCCGCAGGAGATTGTCATGCTGACCGTGCAGAGGGGGACTTACCCACCAATCATGATCCGTGGTGTGTATATGCAGAAGGGGGGCAGCCAAGTATCACACACGCAAACCCTCCCAAGAAAGACCCCACCAAAATCCACCCGACGCTGATCGTATCTACCCCGACACCCCCGACCCAGAATACGCCGACCCAGACCATCCCTACCCAGCCGACATCGAATACATCTATCCCACCCGAACCGACTGATGAACCCACACATGTTGCACCAACTCCCCATCCAACACACGTGCCCGAACCGACGAAGAAACCCAAATGCAATAATGGCGAAGGCAATGGGAGCGAAGGATGCAGCCCATCCGATAATGGCAACAACGATGAGAACACCACCACCCCATCCGAAGATCATGCCAAGCATAGCGATGGAACAATCGTAGGTCTATCAGCCTTGCTTATCGGAATGTGGATGAGCATTCGCCGCAAGATTGGAATTGCATGGCGCAATGCTCATCGTCATAACCCAAACGAATCACTTGAAGAAATGGAGAGTTGACATGAAGAAACTGATCTTCGCTTTGATCGTAGCCGCACTCTTGATTGCAGGGTGTAGCAATGTGAGTCGCCATGTGGCAGATAAGGCAGCCAGCGAAACATTCACCACAGCTTTCGATGGTAGTCCACTGGTCATCGAAGAATTCACGCTCACTATTCAGAACTGCGCAACACAGGATGATGGGTCACAGATATGCACCAATGAACGTCAGCGTGTATCTCGTGCCACATTCAACAGATATAACATCGGGGATGTATATCCCTAAGAGGCTACTATGGATCTGAAACACAAGAACTTGGCGCAGTTGCGAAAGCTGCGCCAAGACCCTGCCTACCGTGAACAGTGGGATGACATTGATATTGCCATCGAGAAGCTGGAAGAGAAGGAACGTGACATGATGCTGCGTCCAGCCCTCGATGATGACATGGACTATGATAGTGATGAGGTATAACATGAACGTCTACTTATTCGAAGTTATTGCTGAGATGGGCATGGCTCGTGTCAACCTGATACGAACGGCTTTAGTCTTTGCATCTACACTACCCGATGCTGTGAGATTACTTGACGATAACACTCATGTCGTTGAGTTCGACAAGAAACCCAAATATACCTATCACATAGACCAGCACATAGATGAGTGTATTGTACTGGAGAAAGAGGAAATGTTATGAGTCGCAAACGCTCCACCCCCGCTCCCAACCCCACCTACCCATTCCTCGTCCTGAACGCCGACTGTAACAATGTCGAAGGTTCATTCAGGACTCTGGATGCTGCGGTAGCTGCGGCCAACGATGACCACGATAAGAATATGTTGGATGAATATATCTATATCGTGGAGGTTGTCGCTGTTCATCGCATCGAGACTGAACCTCATGCCGTCCCCGCTACGCTCTCCGATCTTGCTGCATTCTAAACCAATGGGTCAGGGTGTCTGACCCCACGCTCCCATCGTCTAGTGGATAGGACGTATCCCTCTCAAGGATAAAACCTCCGTTCGAATCGGAGCGGGAGCACAAGAACATTGACGCATTGAAACGGGAGAGCTCCAGCGACGGCTAGACTCAGGACAAGATGAGATATATATCGTCTTACGATTGAACTATTGGTGCACCAGTACCAATCCGATCTGACGTAAGTAGCCTTTCAGGCAATAGCTCAGAGTCCGAAACCTGTGGTCACTACCACGTTCGTGAAAACCGAAGGCATCCACCTCTGCTTGTCATGTTCCACGGCTTAGGCCGTGCCTAGTCCTGTAATAGTCAGGATGTATTGTAAATGGTGCAAGCCCTTACCTAGGCGAATTGGAAAGTAACTAGCATTAGTCAATAAGCCTAAACCTGACTCCGAGAATGAGACCCTCCATGTTGTCAGGGTGACGCATGGGCTGAACACTAATGTAGGAGGCTTTCCCTAGGGGGAGATGTGTGTCTCCACATCTCCCCTGTCTTTGTATCCACCATTCTATTCACAAGGAGTATCGTATGAAAAATGTAACCCCCCAAGTGCAGTCCGTGGTCAATGCTATCCTGACCCATGCAAGTCTCCCCAAGGAACAGCAAACTGATCCAACCCCCGAGATCATAGAGGCCTATGACAGGCTGGAAGATTATGGGAAAGTCGGTTCAGAACTACTGGCCCAATTCTCCATCACCTCGAATGCAGACAGCGTGGTCATTGCCGATAATGCCATGTTCACCATCCTGACCGCTGCTCAGTCTGGTGTGCTGGATGGCATGGCTGCCATGCTCGTCAGCCCGCAGGACATGTACAACATCGTATGCATCCTGCTGGGCGCTCTGATCGTCAATGGAACCCTGAAAGATGTAGCCGATGAACCCAACGCTGAAAGTCATTAACGACTCGGGGCTACACACGCGACAGGACATGTCCGAGGATGATGCCCGTGTATATCTAGAGATGGCTAAGGCCTATTGTGCAGCCATGATCACAGTTCTTCACGACAGCAAAGTTCTCAACATCGCTGGGGAGAACTTCAACTCGGTTGACAAGCTGGTCTTTGCTCTTGCCAGTGGAGTTGCCCTGCGTCCCGAGATGGAGCTGGCAGTCATGATGGTCAGTCCAAAAATCATCAGCGAATATACAGCCAGCATCGTCGCCATCCTGATTGGCTATCTCATTGACGAAGGCAAACTCATTGTTCCAACACCATCAGTAGATTAGCGGGCCCGACCCGCATCGAAGGCCGCATGTCCTCCACATGCACAAACAACTTCTAACTCGAGAAAGGAGTTATACAATGTCCAAGATTCAAACGATTGTCGAAGGCCGCAAAGAGGGATTCCTCACCCGTGTTTTGATTGCGACCGCTCTGTTCGCAGAGAAGTTTTACGCAGGCAAGTCCAACAACTGGGGTCTCGTCACCTCCGATGCAGCCAAGGCTGCGGAAGCCCAGTTCAACGATCCCGATAGTGGCGTGTTCGGTAGCGCCACCTTCGCCGCAACCATCAAAGCCATGACTGGTGAGGCCATTCAGTTGCGTGCCCCCAGCTCCGTGCAGTATTCGGTCGGAGTCGTGGTTGTCCCGGTTGCTCCTACCTATGGCAAGCGCACCGATGATGGCTACGAACTCGGCAAGGCATATCTGTGCACGAACGAGTCCAGCGGCGGCAAGTTCCGCAATGCTGACAACATCGGCGCAAAGATGACCAACGGGTCACGCAATCAGATTGGCCTGATGTCCCGCATTTCGGATGAAGTCCGTCCCGCCACCGAGGAAGAGATCACGGCTCTCGTGGATGAACTGTTCACGGACAAGGCACTTTCCCTCCTGCACGATCTGGAGTACGAACTCGCCCGCTACGATGCCTTCATTGGCAAATAGTTCATAACTGATCTGCAACGTAATAGCCTCGGTACATTTGTGCCGGGGCTATTTGATGTGAAAGGAGTTCATCATGACAGCATCTAAAATTCGTAAGCATATTATGGCAGGCATCCGCAGACGGACTCAGGAATTCAATAAATCTACTTTCCCCATGGAGCGGGATGAATGGACGCCAGAACAGAAAGCCATCTTTGCTTTTCTCAATGGGGAGTCAGGTGGATTCAAAGACCTGCATGAATCTGATAAGCCTGAAATTATGAAGAACCTATCTCGAATTGCAGGCATCGAAGATATGAAATCCCGTTTTAGTAAAACCGACGAAGAGATAACCATACCCCCCTACGTTGTAGTTGTTCTTCGTGACCGAATGGGAGGCTATCCTGCTAACTGGCCGTTGGTTGCTGGCAGAATATCAGGACTATGGACAGAGGAAGGCACGGGGGCAAGCACGCCCCTCATTGTAAACGTTTCCAAGATTAGACCATCTACCGAAGATGAAATTGCCAACATCGAGAAGAACTTTCCCGAAAATAAATTGAGCAAGCTCTATGGAGCGATTGATTTTGCCAGCGAAACAGACTTGCGAGAAGCCATTACAAAGGCTATCATCGCTCACACCGCCCGCATGAAAGCCACCTTTGAACCTATCTTTCCCGAGGGGATTACCGAGAAGGGTAAACAAATTTTACAACTCGACCCGCCGGAGATACTTCGACGGGCTTTTTCCATTTCCCTTGGTGACCCGGCCATGCTGGGCACATACAAACCAGCACCACAGCACGTAGAATTCCTGCCTCATTGTGCCATTGTACACACCCAAGATACAAATGGCAGTATCTACACTTTGGGCCGAGTTCATGTGCAGGCAGACATCACACCCACCGATATTTTCTTCACCTATCCGGATGAGATGGAGACTAAGATCGGCAATCATGCCGAGAATACTGCTGAACATTTACGGATAGCTACGGATGAGGAAATTCAGGAATATGTGAAGAATCTCAGAAGCGAAGATTTGCATTTATATGTATCAGCTCTCAACAAAGATGAGCTAAACTCCCTGTTATAGGAGGTATCCATGAAGAAAACAATTCGTTTGGGTGGCATCAGTCACGCTACGGAGAAAACGTATACCATAACCAAGCGGGATAATGACTCGACTGTAACCCAAACAGATTATCTCAATGCCATTCGTCATGTGCATGTAGCCAGAGAAGTTCGAGATGCTCTTAATCAGGTAAACATCAGGGAGGATGAACCCATGCTACATACGTGGACAGTCAATGGCAAGGGTGTATATGTAGGAACATGGTCAAAGCGATTATCCAAGTTCATCTACAAGAAACATCACATCAAGCTAGACCCACAACTTGTCAGTGTTATCAGCGAACGCATTATGCGAACCATGCAGGGAGCCAGCGAAGAACTCATGTTCGAATTCTCCAGTGAGCCGTGGGAGGCAGGGAATTTCGGGGAGAAAACAAATTCATGCTGGTTTCCCGGTCGTCAATATAGCTATTGCATGGAGGGTATTCTGGCATCCGAACGTGGCGGAGCGATCAAGTTCTATTACGAGGCTGGCTATAAACGTGCCCGCTGCTGGTATTACAATGTGGAAGACTCCCTGCTCATATTCAATGCGTATGATCGAGCAGGCAAGCTGGACATCCTATCCATGGCAAGACTCTTAAGTGTGTATTTCGGAATGGATTATAACAAGCACACTGAAGTCATTGCTCCTGAAGCCTACATCAATGGAAAATCCATCTATGCCATCGGCAATCCACCCATCAGACGTCCCGTCACCATGGACTTTGCCTTACGAACACACTCCACTCTGCCTTCCATGAGTTCGGAACCAGCATTCCAAATAATCAACAACAGATGCTGTCCTAATTGCGGGAGAAATACTCAAAATATAAATCACAATAAAGGTTATTGTGAGTATTGTAAAGTAGAGTGCGAATGTGGAACAACATTTCCAAGTGGAAGTGGGGTGATGACATGGTCAAATGGCTATGTGTGCCAAGAGTGTGCCGCACGCAACTACACACACTGCGAGGAATGTGAGGCATATTATTCCAACGATGAGATAGAATGTCCATCCTGTCGGGATAATAGCGACGGTTTCTACTGTTGGCACTGCGAAGAAATGTGTACCGGTGATAGCTATGAAACTGGTGGACATCTTATCTGCGAAAACTGCAATAACGATTACTACTGCACTTGTGAAAGTTGCGGCAACATCTCTGCCCTAGACGACTGTAGTTACATAGAATCGGAGAGTGAAACTGTATGTGAACACTGTCTGGCAGAATTCTATGCACAATGCACACGCTGCAATAACTACCACAAAGCCGAGAACATGACAGAACTGATTAATGGTGATAGTCTATGCAATGGTTGTCTGGATAACCATGCTTTTCTGTGTCAACGCTGTGATAACTTTGCTTATTCAGATGATACCTGTTATATATACATCAATGATCATGGTGGTCAGGAGAACTGGTGTGAAAATTGTGCCGAAAACTATGCCACATATTGTGACACATGTGAAGAAACCTATAGTATAGACTGCCATCACAGCTGTGCAGATGAGGAGGCCGACGATGAGGATTAAAGATACCATTAACTACGACATCATGAAGGAATACATGCTGGCCCCCATCGAATGGTTCCATCGAATGGGAGAAGTACAAAATACTGTGGATGGAATCTACATTTATCGCAACACGAATTCCAAAATATTGGGTGTGGTTCATCTGGACAGCGTCAATGCCCATACCCATTTTCACATCAACGATTTTGCAGGGGAGGATTATGTGTTCAGCACGCATCTGGATGATCGTCTGGGTGCATACATCCTACTACATGTCCTGCCCTTGATGGGTATTCATACTGATATACTTCTGACAGTCGGAGAAGAAACTCACCATTCAACTGCCAAGTATTTCACAAGCGAAAGACAATACAACTGGATGTACTCCTTTGATCGGAGAGGCACGGACGCCGTTCACTATCGTTATACTCTAGCTGCATGGCAAACAGCTATGCGAAGACAATGGTTAATCTCCCATGGTTCCGTTTCAGATATTGATTATCTGGCACACCTACATTGTTGTGGCGTGAACGTGGGTACGGGTTATCACGATGAGCATGATTTGATGGCCTATGCCATTATGCCCGAGACCATATCCCAAATAGGTAAGTTCATGCAATTCTATTACATCAATCGAAACCTATGGTATGAACACGTACCTCCCCCTCCATACGTTATCCCAACTCCTACTTACACACAGCCCTGCACTACTCCCAAAAACTATACCAGCTATCGAGAAGAGAAGGCGGAAGCGGAAGAAGAGAATTTCAATCCATACAAAGACATGGTAATAGATATACCTTTGGATATAGATTCGTACGTCACACGAGATGGTGTTATTGAGATGCCAAAGAAATGTGCCTTCTGTCTCATCCCACTCACAAAAGATAATGTTCATGTTTTCATGGGAATATGTATAGAATGTGAACCTTATGCACTACAATGCACGAAATGTTTTGAGTTCTATTGCAGAACAGATGCACCCTCCGATGATATGGGGGAGGAATTATTCTATGGACTATGTGATGTCTGTTTTGACACCGATGACAGGAGGTTTACCAGTAAAGATGAAAATACAAGATTTCAAGATCCTAACGCAGGAAGGGGTGGGGAACCTAACGAAGATGATCAAGGAGATGAAGACGATTTTGAAGGATGGCATACCAGAACTTGATGACGAAACCCTTACAGGAATTGTGGGAGCCATTGCAGCCTACACAGAAATCAATGCAGAAGAATGTGCACGCATGAACCTAACCTTCAACGAGTATGCCACCATATCCCCCATCATCCCAGACATGCCAATGCTCATGCAGAATAGGGCACTCGGCTCATTCTCTCATAATCTATGTACCCTAATGTTTAGACTAGGACAACAATATGAGAAGGAACAATCAATCCAACGCGAATAATACCAAGATGAAAAATCTGGTGAGGCGTCCAAGACGAGAACACATGCTGGTCGTTCAGGCTCTTAAGAAGTTGGGGATAAGATATTGGGAACAGGTTAGAGTCTGGAACCCTATTTACACAGGACTGCGGAGGGAAGTCAAAGGGGACTTTCAATGGTTGGAATTCGTCATTCGTTTGCCGTATGGCAAGCCCGCAGTCCTGTTGTTCCATCTCAACTATGGAGGATCACGTCCCCACAAATTTGAAGTACGGGCGATGGAACAAAAGAAAACCTTTCTCGAACAGAAAGGCATCCCTTATATCGTACTATCTAGGCAACAATCTCAAAGTGAGTATGAAACCTATATAGATTTTTGGATCAGAAAGGAAAAACGTAAACATGAAAAGCAAATTAGGTGAACTGTTTCAAGAACTGAAGGCACAGACCGAGGGAAAAACCGAGATGGATATTCCCGCCATTCTCTCCATCTTTGAGCAGGTAAAATCTCTCGAAGATTCATTCTATACCGAGCTGGATTTTGACATGATCAAGGATTATGGGGAACTGCTGTATAAGATCGGAGCAACCAATCTCCTGTCCATTGTAGCAGAGCATAGTCCCCTGATGATGTTGAGCTATGCTCCTCACATTCGGGAACTGTTGCAGGATGAGACAGCCATAGCGATTGCGGTATACACCATCAAACATGCCCTTATGTTGTTTATGGCTGAGGAGAAGGCGAAGGCATCCGGGGCGCAGATGGCTTGGCTTGTGGCCCCTGAACAGCCGCAAGAATCTCATCCCAGTTCAGACCTGCCTGTTCCGCCACCCGACGAGCCTCAGATAACATCTTGATAATCTGGCTCTTGATCATAGCAGGGTCAGGGGCTCCGCCTTGTGGCCCACCTTGAGGGGGCATATCTTGGGGAGGCATTGCGCCACCCGGTGCTTGATTCATCATATCTGGCATCATAAGTAAACTCCTTAAGAATAGGTTGCCCCTCCGCCATTTTGAAGTAGGCGGAGGGGGCTTGTCCCTGAAACAGGAGGCGTCTGTTTGGGATAGAATAATCATATCAGGATGGAGGTCAAAATGCAATATCACTATCAAGTAATGGAAGTGCTGGTTATTACTTGCGATGTGGGAGAGATGAGCAAAGCAGTTGAGTCTCAACAACTTAATGGCTATAACATAATTTCATCTGGCCCCCTACAGGATGAAACAGGTATTGACCCAACCCAATTCCAGATAGTTGCCATGCGTCCCATGGCGAACACATCAGTTAGCGAATATCTACGCGGGTCAGCATGAAAATCAAATATCAAACAATCGAACGAATCACCATTACCTGTCCATATGCAGAAAGACAGGCAGCCTATGACAAATTATACGATGAGGGCTATGACTGGCTATCTACCAGACCCATCATGTCCGATGGAAATATTCAGGAAGATGTTATTGCGATAGTTGGGGAGAAACGAACAACCCCCGCTATCCCCCGCTCATAGAAGTTTTCAATTCAAGTAAGACTTGCTTTGTGTCCCTGCCTCGATAGGATTCCAACAGGGATTGGGCATCTTTGCGAGACATGTTATGTACCTCCATGTGGCAATGATTGCACAAAGCATACCGGGTTTCAGGCATTTGTTTCCATTTTGGATTCAGGGATTTGGGTGGTTCTTCATGAAGCGTTACAGCTTTATCTCTACACAAAACACATTTTCCCTGATATACCTGCCATATGGGAAGATCTTCAGGAAGAATGTTTTCTACTTGCAAAGAATGCCTTCCTTTCTTCGGGAGTAGCTTTGCTATAGTCGAAGGCTATATTCAAAGCAGACGCTGGATGATCTCGCCTATTGAATGTAATGGCCGCCGCTTCATAATAGGCTAAACGCCGGGCATCTGTCTGGGATACTATCCCTTTGCCTTGCATATTCTTTCGTATCTTACGTATAGTCTTTTTCATATTGCCTCATGTTATTAATAATTTAACTGCTGGCAGAGGAGTTCCCTGCCAAAATGAATAGCCTCTTACTTGGTACAGCACCCTCTAACTGACGAGAACGGTGTGCGTAGGTGGATATTTAGCTTTCTGCTGGCCCTCGAAGGGGGGTCTCTGCGTGCTAGTGGTATTACCCACAGGGCTAGGTCTGACGTTATCCACACGCTATGACTGGTTCCGTGTCATATGACACTCAGGACGGTCGCGGTATGACTTTCCTTAGCCACACTCCCATAGGGCAGTTTGCAGAAGTACTTGCTCACTCAGTCCGCTCGTCTAGCTTTATCAGTTTATATATGGTAGTATACCATATCGAAGAAAGGAGTCACCATGCCACTTACTCGTGATGAAGTTGAACGTATCAATGCTGATATTGAAAGAACCCGTGTATTCCGCCCAAGATTGGGTTTGGAGAGGGAATACGGGGCAGAGATGGGGGAGATAAACATAGAAAGATATAAACAACTGGGCGGGAGATGTTGTTTATTTTGTGGAAGCAGACATTTAGAAAGAGGCAGGTGGAATTTATTTGGTGAGCAGCCTATGGAACCTACTCAATCTGTGAAATGTCAAAGTTGTGGTAGGACTTGGGTCAATCAATATGGAATTGAAAGGGTGGTAATGACATATGAAAACACAGTGCCTCAAGATAGCCCTGTTACTGTGGATTGGAACTTTACTCCATCCCTAGGAACCGCATCTTTCCTAGATTTTAGAGTGGAGAGTGATCGGGTCAATGAGAACGTCGGTCTAATCTTTGATGCAAATGATGAACCCTATTAGGAGGTACGAATGAAATGTCCAAAATGTCACGAAGAAATTCAACATATCATAGTCAACAGTAAATGCTTTCAGGTGGCTGACATAGTCCAAGATGAACAAACTGGGCTGTGGCATATTGTTGATTATGGCAGCGCAAGCGTAGAAGATACCATTAACATGACTTGCTCTGAATGTTTTGAAGAAATTCCATCCCTGCCTGATTTCGTGGATTTGATTGGAATAAGTCCAGAGAAGCTGCAAAAGTATAAGGATTCACAAAAATCCATGAAGGATGAACCACGATGACTTACCTTTATCATGACTTAAAGTACATGTGGGAACAGATGCGGGAAGCTCAACAGAATAATGGGGGCTTTGATCTGACGGTGAGAGAACTATGTGGAGTGTTCCATGTGGTTAGCTTGAACAGTGTGTTTTATCGTTTGAAACTATTGCAGGAAGCTGGCTTTGTAGTGGCACATCCTCATGGACGCAAGCATGTCTATCGAGCGGTGGAATTCTTATCTGACTCTAATGTTGCGGGGGATAAAACGTAGTACAATGCACTTGTGGATGCGCTGACTGTTTGCGGTGCATAGGGCACATGGATTTCCTTTGGGTCGTTCATTCCCATCTCCTTTGCCATGTGTTGCGTAGAACCGCTTGTATTATTCAACTTGCGAAAGCAAGACTTACTTTACAGGAGGCACAGATGTTAGGATTGTTAAGTCGGAAGGATGTTGAACGCTTGCTGGCTGCGAGCGGTGCATCATTGAATGATGTGTTACAGACCGCTGGGCAAAATTCACAGGTTGTTGCTGATGATGCTGCTCGCATTATTGATGTCAACAAAGCCTTGATTGCCAAGTCTCAATTGATTATCGCAGATGAAACAAGGGCTCAAGCAGAAGCTCGTTCGCTTCTTCGTTTGGTCAAACAGCTTGGAGGTTAATATGTGGGACGAAGACGAAACCCCAGAAAGCGGTGACAGTGATGGGGACTCTGTTCCCCCGATAGATGGGGATGATGATAGTGGAGAAGGTGAAACTGACTCCGAAGAAGATTAGGGGCAACGTAACTGGGGCCTTACGTCACTAGCCCCAGTAAGGAATTATCATGCTTAAATTATTTTCTCAAATTACAAAGGGTACTAAGTTTCATTTCGGGGACAGGCCAGACCGAGAGCTGGTGAAGGAGGATGACACCCACTACGTAGCCCCTGAAGGTAGACATCCAGCACATCCACATGTGCTTGTCATACAAAGCAAATCGAAACCAAATGGTGGAACGCCCGCCATAACGGACGAACCAAAAGGAGAGTAATATGAACCCAAGAACGAAGTTAATTGCAGCAGGACTGATAGGGGTGATGATAGGTTGGTTGACGATGTGTGCCGCAGTAGCAACAGTTGCCGTTGTATATGCACCCACGCCCACTCCAACCCCCACGATCACAGCTACACGTACGCAGGCTCCTACGCAGACTCCAACCAAACGACCTACAAAAACATCCACACCCGTAGCAACTGCATGTGTTATAGAATTGAACCCTAAGCAATACCCTGAAATCCATGTGTATGCCATCTTTACCAGCAATGGGCATAACATCTCTGAGACTCAGTGTCAAGCTGTGCTGGACGTTGGACAAGTCCCCGATGTGCAGGTAGAACGTGTGGATGAATATCCCACCGAGCCTGAAATTTGTACCGTTACAAGCGGTGATGTCACCATTCAAATCGTTGATGAGAATTATATTTTTGGACAGGCTGTCTGTGATGGGTTGACTGGTGATGTATCAGTTCAAGGAGGTTGACATGAAAACTACAGTATTGGCTCTGTTCATCATGTGTGGAGGGCTTACTATTTTTGCAGTGAGCCGTCCATCCAACGCCACATCCAGAACATTCTTTGTTCTAATGCTGGCAATAGATGTGCTGGTTGCCTGTCTTGGTTTATCTGCTTTACTTTTTGGGAGATAAGCCATGGAAATCTTGACAGGAATTCTAGTTGTTGTTATATTGGTGTGGCTGATTGGCAAGCTCAAGAAAGTCAATCAAAATTTGAATGACCACTATCCATTCGATCCCCGTTAGGGATTGTGGTACTCGATGCGGCATAGAGTATAAGCAAATGCCGCTCCAGCGGAGGTAGTTCGATGACGAAAGTCACGGAGCCAGAACAATACTGCAAGGTATAGGAGAGGGTTCGAGTCCCTCCCTCCGCTCTGGCACGGATTAGTTTATGAGGTAAAACAACCGACCCTGCTAAATCGAGTAGATGCTGAGACGATCATGCGGCTAAGGGAGAAGGTGGTTCAAATCCATCAACGTGCACTATTTTACTTGGAGATAACTTTAGAATAAATGAATGATGCTACTGCTTTGCTCAACAATGACACCATAGAGTTGTCATTCGAATACAACCTAGATACGATAGACCTTGTCCGAGACATTACAGGGAGGGAATGGGATAAGGTCTTGAAGATTTGGAAACTACCCGCCACAGCTTTTCATGCACAGGAAGTGATTGACAAGCTATCGCGGGTATTTTACATTGATCCTGCAATCAAGCGTTTGGCCCAAGGCCCACGCATACCACCCCGTCTGAAATATCCAGACGGGTTATACCCATTTCAAAAGGATGGGGTGAAGTTTGTTGTCCGATCTGGGGGACGTTGCATCATTGCAGATGAAATGGGACTTGGCAAGACTATCGAAGCTCTTGCCTATGTCAAGATGTTTGGGGGTAAGACACTCATCGTATCTCCAGCGAATGTAATCTATAAGTGGCGGGATGAATGTAACAAGTGGATACCAGACAAAACCGTGGCGGTCGTCCTGACGGGCGATTCGCCTATTCCCGATTCTGATGTTGTCATTATGTCCTATGCGATCATGACCCTACAATATACCCAGTTGGTCAGGATACCTTTTGATATGGGGATTTGGGATGAAGCTCATTACTTGAAAAATCACAAAGCTCAACGGACACGAGTTGCCAAGGCCATCATAAACGCAGGCTTGCCAAAGGTCATGTTCCTGTCTGGGACACCATTCTTGAATCACCCATCCGAGTTGTACTCGTTGCTCAACATGCTCGATCCGATTGGCTTTAACAACTACTACGCTTATGCCGTCAAGTATTGTGGAGCTATGAAGATTGATGGCTTCTTCACGATACCAAAGAACACGGTCACGAACGTGGATGAACTCACAAAGCGACTCGAGAAGTACATGGTGCGTCGCACTAAGCGGGATGTAGCATTGGAACTTCCTGACCTGTCACGCTCCTACATGCCAATCGAGATACCTAACGCTGCCGAATACTTCAAAGCCTGTCGGGATGTGACCGAATGGCTGAACAAGGAAGGCAAGACTGTCAAGAATAAAGCCCACGTCCTGACACGAATGGGTATCCTGCGTCAGATATTGGGGGATGGCAAAGTGGATGCAGCTGTGGAACTGGCAGAGAACATCTTGGAGATGGGTAGGAAAGTTGTACTGTTCGCTCATCACAAGTCAGTAGTGGACAAGTTGTATGGCAAGCTTAAGAAGCAAGGCGTGCTTATCATTGATGGCTCTACCCCATCCGAAAAGAGACAGGCAAACGCTAATGAGTTTCTAATCTCCGAATCCAAATTCCGTGTTATGATCATGTCAGTTGCAGGTTCTGAAGGCATAGACCTGTACAGTGCCAGTGACATAATCTTTGTGGAACGTGAATGGACTCCAGCCAAAGAAGAACAGGCAGAAGCCCGGTTACACAGGATAGGTCAGAAGAATGCAGTCGTTGCTCATTATATTGTGGCAGCCGGTACGATTGATGAAAAAATAAACAAACTCATTGCCGATAAGCGACAGGTCTTTGGTCAGGTCATACACAGCGATGAGATTTTAGAACTGGTAGTTGAGGAGTTGAAATGATTAGATACTGTACGGAATGTGGGAAGAAGTTGCAACTGGTTCGAGCTTACACGGATACCAAAACTTTGTATGATGCGCTTACAGGTCAGCCCCATGTCGAAACGAAGGACATTGAAATATACCAATGCCCGGACTATAAGTCTGGATATTCAGATCGCTTTTGGAGTGTCCATGATAGTGTGATGTTTGTGAACGGAGACCGGAAAACGGAGGCTAATTACTATGATTGAATTAACGAACTGTCCCATCTGCATGGGAGAACTACAGCCCTATGCCACACAGGTACTGTCTGCTCCATTCTTTACTGTGGATATGGGCATTGATTTCAATGTGTGCGCGTTTGTAACCTATTCTCTATGTCCAACCTGCGGAGCTTATGTTCAGTCCCCTCGCATGGATGCTGATGACATTACCAAATACTATGCCGAAGGCATGTATCGGGAATGGTTGAACCTAGCACAGGAAACTCTGGACAGGGATGAGAAGTTTCGAGCTGTCGTTGATGCCAAGCTACTACGGACATTGCTTGACCCCATCGCCTCCCACTTGGATATCGGATCATCGCGTGGCTATTTCTTGCAGGAAATGAATGCAGAACAGCAGGATGGTATGGAGTTGAATCAAAGCTATGCACCCGTACACGTATTCGAGACTACGGATCAAGTTGTTGATAAGTATGACCTAGTCTCTGCAATACATGTGCTGGAGCATACCATAGACCCGCTCGCAACCCTGCGCTTTATGGCAAGTCACTCGAGAAAGTATGTGGTGGTGGAAGTTCCATCCGACAAAAGTCCCGGAGGCTGGGGAAGACTGGCTCATACTTTTCATTTCCCATCCGAGACCTTGCAGTATATGGCAAGTCAATCGGGATTGAAGATACGGGCCATCATCCATACTCCTCATCTGTTGGTGATTATGGAGAAAACAAATGGAACCGATGTGGTTGTATAGTGCGGCGACTGGAATATCCGTACCGGTGAGTGATACTGATGGAGTTTTTTATGGTAGAAATTATTACACACCCGATCAAGTAATAGTTTCTACCTATAAAATTAGATGTTTGTATTGCAATCAAAAACAAAGTGTCTCCAACAATTGTTGTGAATATTGTGGAGCACCCTTACCCGATTATTAGCAGGAGGCAGAAATGTTGGTAAGAACAAATGACGATGGCTCACGTGTATCTATTGTCTTCAAACACGTGACCCAAGGTAAGAATCGGAAGACAGTCTGCAAAATTATCAAGCAGGCAGGGGAAGATATGGAAGTCCTGTCGGGAGGGGCAGCTCGTTGTAGCAAGCAGGATTCTTTCTCCAAGGAATTTGGAAGGATGCTATCCCTGACCCGGGCTCTGTGTCTGTTCGATAAAGAGTTTCGAACAGAGGCGTGGGAAGCATACTGGGCCCGTGGCTTACCCAAGGATGTGTCATGAAGAAGATCATAGTCCGGGCAAAGCTTGAGTCGTTGGCTCCGCAACGTCAGCAGTATCGCCCCTATCTCTTCAATCTACAGCCCGAGAATGTAATCGTGGAGATTGAACTGGATGAGCATGACGTTGTGTCCCATGACAGTGAGGAAGTTGTGGTCAATATGGCTGGGTTCAAATCCCTGCTGACCAAATTAGCGGATGCGGTGGAAGAAGTCCACGATGCATATGTAAATAAAGCCAGAAAAGCTGGCAAATTCTAAGGAGGCACATGATGGTAGCTATAGTACAGAAGAAAACATTTGGCCCACAGGGCGATGCGAAGGTAACGCTGGGCAATAAGATCGTTCGTATTCAAATGAACGGTGAAGTCTATGAGCTTCCGTTGGAAGCCTGGGAGAAGGGCCGCGCTCCGGGGGAATACAATATACTTTTATCCAAGAACTTGGATAAGATTATTGGATTGCGTCCTCCCAACGGCGGTACTCATATCGTAAAGTTTGTCGAGTTCGCCAATCGCAACAACGAAATCCCCGAGCCCAAAATTCAGAGAGGCGGCCCACGTAAGACGGCCAAGGGCGGCAGCTACATCGCCCCGGATCGTCTGGTGTTCACATCCATGCTGGAAATCTGTGAAGATGGTCAGTATGATGGCCTGAAGATTGCCGATACACACACCTACGGCTTTGAGCCTGTACCCGGCAGTCCAGATGCCATGATTTCCATGGAGGGGCAGAAGGATCTGGAACGTTTCGAAACCTTCATGCGGGTGCAGGGTGTAAACTTGAACGACTTGGTCATCCCTTACGCTGTGAATGTGCTGCCATGGCTGGAGACTTATCTCCAACAAAACAGCAAGCCGTTCATGGTCTCGACCAGTGACAAGGGCTTTGTCGAAACCCGTTCTAATGTTCCGGCAGCCTTACTGCCAAAGGCCAAGAAACCGGCGAAGAAGACTGCCAAGAAGAAATGAAGGTTGGCGTAAAGAAAAAAGGTTTGCAGGATGTGGTGACGTTTGGCAGATGGAAGGGACACACCCTGCAAACCGTGTTGGATGAAGATCCAGACTACATCATATGGATAGAGAAGCATGTTGATTTCTTCAAGATAGACGAAGACATAATACAGCAGGCTTATGAAGAAATGAACAGCCGACCTAATCCCTATCCATCCAATTACTGGACACCGTGGCGAGATGATGAATACGAACCGTGGTGGGGACGCTTTGACGAAGAACCACATTAGAGGTAACGATGACACTAAGATACGAAGACTTTAAAACGGTACTACCTAATGCACATGAATACGAAAACTATCTTCTCGATCTGTGTGTCTTTCATGAAGACAGCCACCCATCCATGCTGGTATTCAAGGATGGATGGTGGCGCTGTCTGGGTTGTAATCGCTGGGGTGGCTGGATTACATTATGGAATAAGCTCAAAGGCCAGCCGGTCATCGTCCACCCAGAACACAAAACCGGCTGGCGAGGCCCTGACATTCGTGGTTATGAATCATTGGAGCAGTTGAGCTATCAGGCTCACATGGACTTGATACAGTTCTCCTCTTTCCAGTGGTACTTGGAGCAGAGAGGCTTGGCTGGACGCATTGAGACAAACGAGCTCGGTTATTTTGAAGGATGGTACACCATCCCTGTCACCAATAAAGATGGAGAATTTGTCACAGCGGTCTTCCGAGCTGCGCCCCATGTACAGAAAGTCACTGGAGAGAGATACTGGGCCCATCATGCGCCCGTTCCTTTTGTCCCGGACTGGAACCTGTTCAAGAAATCCAAGGCAGTGTTCGTGGTATATGGAATGCTGGATGCCTTGACGCTCGCAGAGCTACGCCTGCCTGTTATGACCTCGACCGCAGGGCAGGGTCGGTTCAATCCTGAATGGCTGGATGAATACAGAAAGCCCATCGTGATAGTGCCGGATGAAGGCGAGGAAAAGTCTGCGGTCGAACTACAAAAAAGTTTGGGCTGGAGAGGGCGCACCTTACATTTAGATTATCCATACGGTAAGAAAGATCCAAACGGATTCTTCGAAGCCAATCGTGGCGATGATTTATACAAACAATTACTTCCCTATATAGGAGGCTAACATGCCAGATGAAAACGCGGTACAATTGAGTCTCGATGAGCAACTGATTGCCAGCACTTATGAAGAAGAGGAAACCCCCAATGAAACCAACAATAGTCAAGAAGCCCAATCCGATAACTAAGACCTGCATATGTGGCAGGTCTTATACATTGACCATGTCGAATCGGTTATACGAATGCCAGTGTGGATTGAGAACGCTTTATATTCCACACACTTCCAAAGGATATTATGGAGTGGATGGTAGCGATGATTACAGTAACGAGCCCGAAGCAATTGCCCCAGACGTTCAGGCAGTTTAGTGGAAACGCAGAAGACTATCTGCGAAGCCTATTGAGAAAGAATCCCACACTGAAACTAGGAGATGTGTACATGTTCATAAAAGGAAACTATGTTATTCAATGTGTTGAGGTG